TATAAAAATGACAACAACTAGCGTTATGATACCAATCCCTAGAACAAATAATTTTATGAAAAATGAAAATATTTATAACAAAAATTATTTAACAAATTTAGAAAATACTTCAAAAACTCTTAGGTATAATGTTGAGTTGAACAAGAACTTTTTTGATCCATCAAAAAGTTCCCCACCTAATGAGTTTATGGAAAAATTAAACAAAAGAATGGATATATACAACAGTTATCCAACGCTATCATCATCGCCGGTTTTGTCTGACCATTGTTTGTCATTATTTATGCAACATTCCTCTCCAGAAAAAAATAATGATAATTTCAACAATACATAATTTATATAATATTCTTGCCTACATTCTGGAAAATGCATTATATTTTCGATAAAGTTTAAAAATTGACAGTTTACTACCTTTTCTTTATTACGAATAATATAGTTTAAGAAATCTTTTATTATATTTTTTTTATTAATATTATACTTTTTACTAATTTCTTTTATATAATTCCAAGTGTCTTCTCGTTTTAACTCACTACACTTTGAATATAATGTTTCCCAAACATTATTATCTATTATATAGAAATCATAGTTTATTATATGTTGGTTAGCCTGCATATAATTTATCATACTGCGTATATCCGACTTGTATATTTTTTGTATTTGACTAAGCGATTTTTCATCTATGTTAAGTTTTTCAACTTTTGATATATTTTTTAATAAAAAAATAATATTTTCTTCTGGTAGTTGATTGAAACGAAGACGTAAAAACTCGTTTTGTAAACCTTCGTCGATACGACTAATATAGTTACATATTAAACAAAACCGAACATTGTTTGAGTAGTCTTGTAATAAATATTTTAACGCTTGTTGTGCATTCTTTGTCATATAGTCTACTTCGTCTAAAATTACAAATTTCATACCTTTGATAAACAGCGTTTTTGAATTTACAAATTGGTTAATTTGATTTCTAATAATGTCTATACCTCTTTCGTCTGACGCGTTTAAGTGTATCATTAATTCTTTGTTTCGTTGTTTGTTTTTTTCTTGGTATGCATTTATTAAGTTAATAATTGTTGTTGTTTTTCCGGTTCCGGGTGGTCCATAAAAAAGAAGATTAGGAAAATATGATGTTTCTATAATATTTTGAAGTATTTGTTTATTTAAGGGGTCCAATACAATATCTTCAAACTGACTCGGACGAAATTTTTCAATCCAAGGAACACATTCATTATTTAAATTCATATTTGTAAGTAATATATTTTTATTATAATAGTTTTTATATTCATTTTTTGAATTTATAAAATAATTGAATTATATTTTGTTGTATAACTATAATGAATTATAACGAAATAATGAGTTTAAAAAGAAAATTTGAAACTGGGTATTTAGAAATTATTATTGGTCCAATGTTTTCTGGTAAGACATCAAAGTTACTTGACTTATATAAACAGTACAAATTTTGTAACTTAAACGTTGCAGTAATTAACCACAGTGAAGATACTAGGTATGATAACACACTACTATCTAGTCACGATAAAGTAATGATTCCTTGTATTCAAACTACCAAACTAAACTTTCTTACGGACAATGAAATATACGACTCTGATGTTATTCTTATAAATGAAGGACAATTCTTTGACGATTTACATAGTTTTGTGGTGGACATGTTGAAATTCAATAAAAAAATATACGTATCTGGTCTTGATGGCGATTTTGAACGTAAAAAGTTTGGTCAAATACTAGATTTAATACCGTTATGTGATAAAGTTACCAAAATGACATCTTTATGTAGTTTATGTAAAAATGGTACACCCGGATTATTCTCTATGCGTTTAACAGAAGAAAAAGAACAAATGTTGATAGGTTCAACTAACTATATTCCAGTATGCAGAGTATGTTATGAAGAAAATGCTCATTGATTCTTTACGTATAAAATTTGTCCTACTTTAAAAAATGAGTATAACACAAACGGAACAACTATTACAAATATACTAATCATATAACACGTCAAACATTGAAGTTGTTTAATAGGAGGCATACTACTCTATAAAAAATATCTTTATATTATTGTAAAATATTTTTTATTCAAGTTGGAACGTCATTCTGTCGTTATAACATTTTTTAAAATGACTTAAATCCAAAACTAACTAATTTATAAAACATGGAATCAAACAGTGACTTTTCTAATAATCTTATTACTCCAATGAAACCGAAAAGAGGAAGACGTTCTAAAAAAGACATTGAGTTAGCAAACGCAGCTGCTGCACTAAAGTCTGCGAATAACAGTAGTAATAACCTTTTTTTATCAACAACCGACGTAAATAATTCTTTTGAAAATAACGAAAATCAAATTAAGTCAGTAATTGACAACCTTGAAACTTCTGAATGTGAAAATGTAGTAGTAAAACCACCGCCTAAAAAACGAGGTAGAAAACCAAAAGGTGGAAAAATTGTTCAACAAAATTTACACATATTATCTAAAAAAGAGGAAAAACCTAATATTATTTTACATTTGAAGTGTTCTATGAAAGATTTGTCGGAAAACAGTGAGTTTCATATAAATAATAACACAATTGAGTCATTCACTTTTGGTAAAAATGACCTAGCGTACGAAGTTATTGAAAACTGTTACGAAACACCAACTACTAGTATTATTAACAGTCAAAATAGTAATTTCCAACAAATTTATAGTATAGAAAGTGACTTAATATGTCAAAATTCGGATAACACCACATCTATTGCTGCATTGAATAAAAAATATGCGAATGAAATTGACGACAATTGTGAGACAAAGGAAATTTGGCGAAAGTTGAAACTACTGGAACAAAATTTACACATCAATAATATTTCAGATAAAAAATCAGCTTGTTTTTGGTGTTCGCATGACTTTGACAATCCTTCCATTTATATTCCAAAACATTATATTAAAGACACGTATCATGTATATGGTTGTTTTTGTACTCCCGAATGTGCGGTTGCTCATTTAATGAACGAAAATATTGATAGTTCAACTAAGTTTGAACGGTATCATTTAATGAATCATATTTATTCTAAAATATACGATTATACAAAAAACATAAAACCGGCACCAGACCCACATTACATGTTGGATAAATTTTATGGTAATTTAACAATACAAGAATATCGTGCATTATTAAAGTCTGAACGTCTTTTTTTAATTGTAGACAAACCTCTTACGCGCATATTACCCGAATTCCATGAAGATAATGACGAATTTATTATTAATAATAAAATTATCCCTTCAAATAATTATCAAATCAAGAAAAAAAATATGCAGTCATCTTCAAGTACTAAAAAAACAGTTCAAAAAAGCGCTATTTTAAATGAAAAATTTGGACTTTTGAATGAATAAATTATATTATATTTTTTAACTTATAAATAATATAATAATAACATAATAATTTTTTTATTTTTTACTTTTATTTATCACAAATACGATATCGTCATATCTACCTTTAATGTGTCTTAAGTCATATGTTTCAACATATTCTTTAAGATGTTCTGGTGTTGCTTCTTTAAGTTTTTCAACCCAATCCCATGCTTGTACATCTTCAATAATAAGAATACCATCATCTGCCATAACTTGTGAATATAAATTAATAAACTGTTTCATACTTTCTAAAGTATGTGGTCCATCATCCAACATAAAGTCAATTTTTATATTTTTATCTAGGAATTTTTCTTTGAAAAAGGTTTCATTGTATGCGTCAGTATCAGTATATAGAATAATTCGGTCATTGTTTTTAATATTGTCCCAAACTTCATTAAAAGGTTTTATGTCTAATGCATGTACAGTTGCATTTGTAAAAAAATCGTGCCATAGTTTTATACTTCCGCCATCATCATGAGTGTTTGGACCTATACCGATTTCTAAAACATTTCGCGCGGATTCTTTTTTACTTTCTAATAACTTCTGATATAAATCTATATAAGAATGTGTTGTGTTTTTGTCAGTTCGCGAGTTGTCAATTAGTTCAGTCAACATTTATATATCTACAAAATAAATAAATTCTAAATATTTAAACGAAACTATTTATTATTATTAGCAATTTCGGTTTTTAATTTTTCTTCTTGTTGTTGCAAATAAGACTTCATAGAATCGTCTAACTTATGACGCAATTGTTTATATATTTCTTGATTAATTGATTTTTGTGCAACTGGTGCTTTTTTTTCAGTTATTCCTAAATAAGTTTTAATTACTTTTATGTGGTCATAACAATGTTCAATTAATTTTTCGTTAGCAGTTGTTTTGTCATAATCAGTTTGTCGCATAATAACGCTAATTTTTTCATCAGTTTCGTCTTTATTCACAAAAGTGATATTATCCATAATATAGTACTTATAGATATTAAATATTTTTTAAACTATATTAAACGAAATTTAATATTATAAACTATACCCATAATTATGAATCAACAACAAACGACACAACAAATTGAAACAATTCTTACTGATGTAAATAATATAATTCGTAGTGGAGTTAGTAAACTACTATACGACCATACAATTCATTATTTGACGAACGAATTAGAAAAATGTAAAACCGAGATGGAATACTATAAAAATGAGTTGGAAAAAGTAAAAAAACAACAAGAATCCTCATGTTCAAAACAAGAAAATATTGTATTGAAAATTGAAGACATAAAACAAGAAATAAAAAGTGAAACTTGTGAAAACACCCCAGACATTAAAAAAATAAATTTAGTGCCAAAAACTGTTCATAATTTAGTTATTGTTGAAGACGAAACTAGTGACAGTAATATTTGTTGTAACGAAAGTAAAGTAGATGACAGTGAAACCGTTGTTACTTTAGAAGAGGAAGAAGAAGAAGAAGAGGAAGAAGAAGAAAAAGAGGAAGAGGAAGAACAAGAGGAAGAAGAAGAGGAAGAACAAGAGGAAGAACAAGAGGAAGAAGAGGAAGAAGATGAGGAAGAAGTAGAAGAAGTAGAAGAAGTAGAAGAAGAAGTTGAAGAAGAAGAGGTAGAAGAAGAGGAAGAAGTTGAAGAAAACGATGCGGAGGAAGAGGTTTTTGAGATTGAAATAGATGATGTTACATACTATACTGAAAATGAAGAAAATGGAAATATATATGCGGTTGACACCGACAGAAACCCAGGCAATAAAATCGGATATTTAAAGGAAGGAGAACCTTTTTTTTATTAATATAATATAAGTAAATAATGTTTAATTTATGTCCTCCAGCGTTAATATATTTATTTTTTTCTGCAACTCAAGTTATAATTGACTTGTATAAAGGACTATACAATACATCCGTTTTAAAATTTATTATAATGATTATAGTTACTATTTTATTAAATGCTTTGTGTCAAGGTGGTTTAGGAATAATATCTTGGATGATTGTCTTTATTCCATTTATATTTATGACAGTTGTGGTTAGTATATTATTATACGTGTTTGGATTAAATGCTGCGACTGGCAAAATTGAAAAAAAAGGTCCTCATCCACCACCACCAAAACAAGAATATATTGAAGAAAAAGAAGTTATAGTGGTTAATCCATACCCTATGCATGGAATGAGTCGT